GCTATTAGAACGGTGTGAAAAATATATGCCCGGAACTATCCCAGAGAGCGTTTTGTTTCTTGTAATGGGTGTTGATATTCAAGGAGGCGGGGGAACAAAAGACGAACGGATTGAAATTAGTACGTGGGGTATAGCGCCAGACGAACACATGTATTTAATTCAGCATGACGTTATCTATGGCGATCCAAATCAAGGGACGGTATGGGAGGGGTTAGATATATTGCTGACGAATGAATACGAACATCCAAACGGCGGTAAGCTAAAAGTCGAATGTTGTGCCATAGATACTGGCGGCATGGCAACCCAATCTGTTTACAATTACTGTCGTCAACGTCAAGGGCTAGGGGTTATTGGAATTAAAGGTAGTAGCCAATCAGGAAAGCCAGCAATCGGGCGCGGTTCACGGGTTGATCTTAATTACAGGGGCAAGGCAATAAAAAAAGGTGTTGTTGTTTATATGGTTGGTAGTGACACAATTAAAGATGTTTTATTTGCGCGTTTAAAGTTCAATAATAAGCTTCATTTCCACGCGCAAACTACAGAAGAATGGTTTAAACAATTTACAGGCGAAAGACGAGTATTAAAGAAAAGCGGGAGGGGTACAGAATACGTTCAAAAGAAAAATCAAAAAGTTGAGGCTCTTGATTGTGCGGTATATGCCTACGCTGCATTGAATCATTTATATCAACGCTTTCCTCGCGGTAAAATCTACGAAATCTTCGATAAAAAACGCTTAAATTCGATTAATTCAGATAAAAGACCCTTAAATGACGCTAAAATAAGTAATAAGCCTACGCAGAGTTATGTCACTAATTGGTAAGGGATATGTGGATTTCTAAGATTCCGGCGATTGTCGCGGCGGGTACAACTATTACTTGGCGTGATGACGATACGACTGTTCCATTTGATCAACACGCTACAAGCGCAGATTGGACACTGACTTATTACCTAAGAAGTTCTATTTCGGGCGCTCATACGGTAACGGGCAGCGCGTATAATAGCGGTTGGCAAGTCACCATTTCAGCAACCGATAGCACAGATTTTAATGAAGGTGATTGGAGTTGGGAAGCGGTAGTTAGTAAAGGCAGTGAAAAATTTCGGATTGGTCAGGGGCAAATCAAAGTAAAACAAAGTCTTGCTTATACAGGAACAGCGGGGGTAATAGAGACAAGATCACAGAACAAGATAGACCGCGACAATATCAAGGCAGCGTTAAGGAAATTTGCTGATGGGATGCAGGAATATTCAATCGGTGGGCGTACCTTTAAGAGGTCAAATATTTCAGATTTGCATAGTGAATTAGACAGGTTAAACGCGATTGTCATGCGTGAAGATATAGCGGAAAAGGTTTCGCAGGGCTTAGGCAATCCAACTAGATTTTTCGTTCGTTTCTAATCATGGGATTTTTCAATCAAGCAATTTCTGACGTCTTTAAACCTGAGCCAGAGATCAAGCAAATGCCAAAAGCTGCAAAGATGCGGAATTATTCGGGGGCAGCTCAAACCCGATATAACTTCAGTTGGTTAACTCCTACTGATAGCGCAGATAGCAATATTTTAAATGGTGGAAATAAAGTACTTGCAAGGGCAAGGGATCTTTGTAGGAATAACCCAAACATCAGACAGGGCCAAAGAAGTTTCGCCTTGAATGTTGTTGGAGATGGGACTCGTTACCAGTGTCAGGTCAGAAAAAGTAGAGGTGGCAAATTAGATAAAAAATATAATGATGCGATTGAATTGGTTTGGAAAAAATGGTGTCGTTATGATTCTTGTTCAGCTAATGGTCGTGATTGTTTTTCAGACATCGAAACTATTGTTGCAAAATCGCTTTATGAATCAGGAGAAATATTTATTAGGTTGATTAAAAAGCCTTTTGGGCGTTCGTCGATTCCTTTGGCTTTGGAGTTATTAGAGCCTGAACAATTAGACAGTGAATATAAAGGCGCGACAAAAAACAAAAATAATACTTGGCGAATGGGAATAGAGAGGACAGAATTTTCAAGACCTGTTAGATACGCATTTTTTAAAAAACATCCCGGCGAAACCCCTTTTCCGATAGCAGTAGGGGAGAAAAGGCACATGTTTATTTCTGCTGATGAAATTTTGCATTTATTTGTTACTGATAGACCTAGTCAGAGTAGAGGCGTTTCAATGCTTGCGCCTGTCTTGGAGGCAATGCACCAATTAGATGGGTATCAAAGTGCAAGTCTTATAAAAATGAGGGCTAGCTCCGCTTTGATGGCATTCGTTCAGACAGATTCAGAAGATGGTTTAGTTGGTGATGGCGAGATGTATGAAAATGAAAGAGTATCTTCGATGGAACCCGGAAAATTTGTCTATCTCAATTCTGGTGAATCTATACATGTCCCAGACTTAGACGCGCCTAGCGGAGAATTTGAGGCATTTAATAAAATTATTCTTAGAAGTCTTGCCGCTGGTACTG